GAATTGTGGTGGATTATTCAACTGAAGAAGAAGCTCAATTTCAAACTGACATATCTGCTAGTGCAAATGCAGAGAGTATGCTTGATATAATTGAAGCTAAAGAAACATTAAAAGCTAGTGCTAAAGCAAAGTTAATTGCAGGAGAAGCATTAACTGAAGAAGAAGCTAACACGATAGTATTATAGGTAAAATCCTATGACAAAAGCTAGAGATCTTGCAAACATAATTACAGGTGGTTTTACAGCAGATGATATTCCAAATATTCCTGCAAGTAAAATTACTTCTGGTCAATTTGCAGACGCAAGAATAGCAGATTTAAACGCAAATAAATTAACTGGTTCTATAGCAGACGCTAGAATACCAGAGAGTGCAGTATCACAACACGCAACATCTTTTGATGACAATAAAATTGTTAATGATATTTCTACTCTAGCTTTAAGACAAGCATCTAACGAAAACAAAGCTGCTTACAATACAAACTCAATGTTTGTTGATGTGTTTCAAGATGGAACTGGAATTGCGTCAAACACTAATGCTCCAAGAAATAGTAGTGAATATGTTTCAACTTCAGTTCTTGTATCAGGTGCTTCTTTACCAACTGGTACGAGTTTTTATTTAAGAGGCGACCAAGCAAATGGCAGCACATCATTTACAGATTTGTCAACAAATTCATTATCAATTACTGGAAATGGAAGTATAGCACATAGTAATAACAGAGGTAAAATAGGTTCAACATCTATTTATTTTGATGGTTCAACTCAACATCTGTCTATGGGAAATAATAGTGCATTTCATTTTGGAACTGGAGAATTTAAAATAGATATGTGGGTTAATTTTCCAAATTTTGATGGTGGTACAAATAAAGTTTTAATATCACAAGGTGGTTGGGGTACTCAAACTGATTATGCGGGTTGGACATTTTATATTAATTCTGGGGAACAATTAAAATTTTTAGCGTCTGCAAATAGTTCAGGTAGTCATGGTTCTTGGTATGGAAATTTACAAAGTGATGTTTTAACTTGGTCTAATAATACTTGGTATCATGTTGCTGTTGCAAGAAATAGTAATGGAGAAATGAAACTATTTAGAGATGGTCAAATACTTTCTTTAACTGCCAATACCAATGCAACTGGTGGTATTACTATATCGCCAGGTAGTAGAGATTTTAGAATAGGCATGGCATCAGATGGTACAGCTGCAAGTGCCGAGCCAATGTATTTAGATAATATTTTAGTTACAAAAGGAAGTGGCTCTGGTCGTTCTGGTAATTTTACACCAGATACAGCACACTATGGAGATACTATAACTACAAGTGCAACAGGAAACTTTATATCCAATGCAATTACAGCTCTATCTTCAGTATCTAGTATGGGAGCAATAGTTACTTATCAAGACAATGCAGGAACTAACACTTTAAATACAGATATTGTTTTACAATTATCAGCAGACAATGGTTCTAATTTTACAACAGCTACAATGACAGCTATGCCTGACTTTGCATCTGGAATTAAAATGGCTAAAGTAAATGACTTGTCTGTGACAGCAGGAACACAATTAAAATATAAAATATCTTTTGCTAATCAAGCTAGTGGTTCTAAAGAAGCAAGAATTAGAGGAGTTAGTTTACAATACTAATTTGTGCGTTTATCAATAGTTGCATTTTCTATAGCAACTATAAATGAAATTTGTTTTAGCTTATACAATTTGCTCAGCTATATCTGGAATGTGCAACACTCCACAAGTATCTCCTGTAGAATTTTTAAGTTGGACTGATTGTACTAAAGCAGGTGCAGTAGCAACTATTACAGTTACTAATAATCACATAGAAAAATTTAACAAAGAAAAGTTATATGTTTCTTATTTTTGTACTGAACATGAAGGTACAGGTGCATGAGAAAAAAAATAACCTCTAAAGAATATTCTGATGCAATGACATCAGTAAGGTTATCTTCTCACGAAAAAGTATGTATGGAAAGAATGAAAACATTAATTAAATCAATCGATGAATTAAAAAAAGATGTAAAAGAAATGAGAGCAGATATGAATAAATGGAAAGGTGCAGGTGGTATTATAATTATATTAGCTAGTATTCTTGGTTCTGTTCTTTACTTCTTTACGAAGTAGATTATGTTTAAAGGACACAAAGTAATAGTTATTGGTGATGCACACGATAGTCCAAATATAGAACAAGATAGATTTAAATGGATTGGTAAATATATTAAAGCTGCTAAACCAGATTACATTATTCAAATAGGTGATTGGGCTTCATTTGATAGTCTTAGTTTTTTTCAAAAAAATTCTACACAAGCTGGTAAACTTAAAGATGCTTACATGGTAGATATAGATTCTTTAAGATCAGCTGTAGATCTTCTTGATAAACATATTGATAATCCAAGAATACCTAGACACGTTACTTTTGGAAATCACGAACAACGTGTTTATAGGTTTGAAGAAAATATACCAGAAATATCAGGCATGATGAAAAAAGAGCTGCATGATACTTTTTTTAAACGTAACTGGAAATTTTCTCCTTATGGAGCATTTAAAATAATAGGGGGGGTATCCTTTACCCATTGTCCACTAAACATAATGGGCAAAGAATATGGTGGAAAAAATTGTGAAGTACAAGTTGCAAACGATGCAACTAACGACATTGTATTCGGACACACTCACAAATTTAGAGATTGGAAACAAGCAAAAATAGGAAATAAAAATTCTGTGCGTATTATTAACGTAGGTTGTGCGTTGCCATTTGGCCACATAGAGGAGTATGCAAAGCTTAATATGACAGGTTGGTCTTGGGGAATAGTTGAGCTTGGCATTTGGGATAACCATATACAAGAAAGTCAGTTTATTTCTATGGACAGATTGGAAAAACAATATGGATAAAATTAAAGAAAAAATATCATTAGCTAAAGATGCAATAGCTAGAAAATGGAATGCTGTTAAACAATGGTATTTATCATGGATGTATAAATGATAACTCATGCAGATCAATGGGATACTACAAGATGGTATAATTTTAAACCAAATGAATTTGCTTGTAGTTGTTGTAACGCATTAAACATTTCACCAGTAGTTTTAGATTTTGTACAAGCTTATAGAAATCATATAGCTAAAGGTGTTTCAATTACTTCTGGATATAGATGCCCAAAGCATAATAGCTCGGTATCAAGCACAGGAGAAGATGGGCCACATACTACAGGTTTTGCAATAGACATAGGAACAAACACACAATCACAATATCAGTTAATTAGATTTGGTTTACATTATGATCCAAGAGCTATGGGTATAGGTGTTGCTAAAACATTTACACACATAGATTTTCTTACAATAGATCAAGGTGAAAAATATGTAGTTAGACCTAATGTTTGGAAATATTAATGCTTAACTTTATTTTACCTTTACTTAAAAATCCTCTTACTCGTATGATTGGATCTAAAGTTATTGGAGGAATACAACACAAAATACAAAAAGATAAAATAATTAGAGAAAAAGAAATAGCAGCAGCTACTTCATTAGACATTGCTAAAGTTGGTGTACAAATGGAACAAGTTCGTCAGCAAGAAAATTCTTGGAAAGACGAATATTTAGTTTTGTTTTACACAACTATTTTTGGATTACATTTTATACCTTGGACTCAGCCTTGGTGCGATAAAGCATGGGATGCTCTCAGCAAAGCAGATCCTATGTTTTGGTATATTATTTTGACTATGGTGGGAGCTTCATTTGGGGTTACTACTTTAAATAAAATTAAGAAAAAATGAAGTACGTTGTTTATTGTTTTTTAGCAATAATGTGGTCTTCATTAATAATTTTAACAACAGTTAATTATATATGAGCAACAAACCATTAAACATTTCGGAATCGGCAGCTGTGCAGATGCCAATGAAAACTGTAGCTTCATTAATAATTTTAGTTGCAGCAGGTGTACTTGCATTTACAGAACTAACTTCAAGATTAGTATCGTTAGAAACTTCAAGAGAGTTATTTGAAAATGATTTGCTTAAAAAATCTGAGCAAGTACCTACTGACCAGGAGCAACATTTTTTAATTGAAGATCTTTATAAGACTGTAGAAAAAATGGAAGAAACTCAAGAAATGAATATGACTAATAAAGTTAATATAGAATTTTTGAAAGAACAATTAGATAAAGCATTAAAAGATATAGAAGACTTAAAAGATAAAGTAAGAGCTAATGGAAAGACAGCACATTAATGGAGTTAATTATTGCTTTACTTATGATTGTTAACGGAGAGATTAAAGAACATAGAATACAAATATCTATGTCTGATTGTCTTAAAGGTAAAAGAGTTGCAATGAGAACAAATAAAAATAACAACATTGTTTATCAATGCATTAAATCAATGGCTGAGCTGGAGTCGAACATAGATGGTAGTAAAAGTATTAAAAAACTTATCCTTAAATAAAAGAGTATATCGTAAGCAAAAAGAACATGCTGAAGATATATCTTATGAAAATGAGTTAGAAGCTTTTTTAAACGATATAAAAAATAACACACCAAATGACGAGCAATTCGAAAAAGAAAACCTGGACAAGAAAAGTTAATCAATCTTATCATTGTGGTTATTGTAAAGTTTGTAATACAGAATTAACCTCAGATATGGGTGGTTGGATAGTTACAGCTAAAAAAGAGTACTTTTGCCATAATGGTAAAGATGGCTCTTGTTTTGACCAATATTGTGAGTCTAAAAGAGTCTGAGAGCAACGTAGAGTAGGCTCGGTATCAATATACGACCTAGTGGTCATAATTAAAATAATGCTTCTGTATGAGTCTAATAGGAGTCCTTAAATAGATCTTGATTTTATTAACTTAATTGTTAGTAAATCTTACTCTATTCTTTACCTGTTGTGCGTAATATTATAATTATTCTAAACAACACAGGAGGTATTATTGAAAAATAAAGTTATTCATGAAGGAATGAACAAACTAGCATCAGAAGCAGCACTAGCAAGACATGACAGAATAGGAAAAAAATTAAATTTAGCTTTAATACAAGCAGACCATGTTATAAATATTAATAATATGCATAAAGGTTATGATTTATGTAAAGATATGGTTATTTCTGAAATAGATCATTATAAACATTTTACTAACAGTAAATTTTTAAAATATTTTTCTGGTCACGATAAATGGCTGTTGTTATTAGAGATAATAAAAAGTTCTAGTAAAGGTGAAGTAATTTATAAAGAGCAATTAGCTCGTAAAATAAAATGTTCACATAAAACATTAACTAAATATATTGATGAATGTATTGAAGGTAGTTTTTTTATATATCTTAATCCTATAAATCAAGTTGTAAAAGATAAAAGAATAGTAAACATTAGACCAAGTGAAGAATTAATTATTGCTTTTGTTAATTACCAAGTAGAAAAAATACAAAGTTCTATGGCTTTTTTAAAAGAACACAGTAGAATTGTTATTAGTTAATTTAATTTATTACCATCTTCTTGGTATTTTTCGTTTTCAATAGTTGCTAAAGCTGATTGAAGTAAATCAATTATAAATTCTTTTTTGTGGTAGGAAGAAGAAATAGTCATAGTTGCAGAAACTAACGCAACAAGTGTTGCATCTACATTATTATGGCGAAGCAAATCAATCGTTAAAAAATCATTTAAATCTGCCAATGTTTCTTGGCAATGCGATAATCTTAATTTTCTTTTCTTAAACTCTTTTTTTAGATCTAATATAGATTTCATATTGACAGGGTAGGGTATTCTATGATTAACTTAAACGCACTTATGTCAGGAACAGATTATCAATATCGTAAGCTTTATGAGGTTTTTGAAGAAGTTAAATATCTCAGACAACAAATAAATTTAATATGTAAGAGAATGGGTATTAAATACCAAGTGAATAATACTAATCCTTATGATCCAAAAAATATATATAACTTAGATCCTTTTTTTGAACCAGAAGAAATATTTTCTGATGGTATTTTTGGAGAACATGGTCTTGAAGACAACACCAAACAGCACACCAATGTGCTGAATTACAATAAGAAAAAAAAGTAAACACCAAGTAGAGTAAACCATGACAGGTATATAATACTATTAAACCTTACTGGACTACTTGATGCTTACTCGTAATTAAAATGCGGAAAACTCTAAAGAGTGTACTTGTCCATTTTAATATGATCTTAATCAGCAGCAGGACTTTAGCTATAATGAAGACTAGTATCTAATTATATAACAGGTTCTAGCTTACCTATTTGTCGTCACAAATTTTGTTTAACTAGAGGGGAATCCCTAGGAATGATTAAAACCTAAGGCAACTCCCTCTAGTCGAAAGGAGCTAACTAATGTTAGCCTTTTGTTTGTAGTCAGAGCATGGGCTTAATGAATACCATGATAGATCGATCAAACACTTTAACTACAAATATTTAAAACTGATTATCAAAATCGTTAGATCCTTGACTTGCTGGAGCAGAAGCAGCAGCACTTGCAGTTTTAGGCATCATCCTAATGACACCTGTAAATCTAGGAACAACTACTTCTGTTACATATCTTTTTTGTCCACCAGAGTCTTGATAAGATCTAGTTTCTATTTCACCTTCGACATATAACATAGTACCTGCTTTACCATATTTACCCATTGTATCTGCAATACGAGGATCAAATACTACAACTTTATGCCAAGTAGTTTTTTCTTCTTCTTTAAACTTCTTGTTAGTTGCTAAAGACATATTAGCCATGCTGTCGCCTTTAGAAGTTTGTTTAACTTCTGCGTCAGCACCTAATCTACCTACTAGTATTACTTTGTTTATCATTTGTTTTCTCCTTTGGTTTTAATATTTTAATATTATTATCAAGCTTATTTGCTTTACTTTTTGCTATTACATCATCTGGTAATTCATCTTCTGAATATACAAAACCATGTAAGCCTAATAATTTTAGAACACATCTATCGTAAGCACGTTTTTCTGCCATAGCATATGGATATGTACTAGCTTTAACATTCTTAGGAGATGCTTCTCCATAAGAAACAACCTGTACTTTTTTGTCATTACCTTTGTCTAACACAGCAGTACACTTAACACACACAATACCATTTGCTGAATTAGTTTCTATCTCATCAAATTTGTATTTAATGCCATTCTTTGCACCTGCTAGTTCTATGTATCTGTGGTACATAACCCAACTACCATGACAATCCCATAATGCTTTATATTGACCTTGATCGTCTTTTTGATCTAGCTCATATTTTTTTAATATAGCTAAAGCTCTACTATCTATTGGTTTACCCATTATATTCCTTTCTCGGTATATTGATTATTAATATGAGTCTTACTAACTACATATACATAGGCAGCTTTCTGACTTAGATTTTTACGTTTATCTTTACGTTCAATTTTATTGAGCTTGAATAACTCAGTCACTCTTGGTCTTACAGTAAAAGGACTGTAATTTAATAACTCTGCAACTTCATCAGCAGTAGCACCAAAATTTCCTTTATTAGCAATAACATTAAATACTTTATTTCTAATAGTTTCTACACCTTCTTTAATTGCTTCAGCAGCTTCTATAGAAGTATCAACTTCTTTATGCCCTGGAGAGTATGGGTATGATTGTCCTGCCATCAGTAAACTCCTTTTGGTTAAAATTATCAAAGCCAATATGTTCTGGTGGCTCTTTTTTAGTTGTTACAAAATGCCAAAATAAAACTTCAGCATTTAATAATTGTTCTTGAAACTCTGTGTCAGCAGTAATTTCTAAAGCTTCGTATTTCATGTTTCCATAAAATGCAGAAAAATATAATTTAGGATAACCTGTCACCATTAAATAGTGTTGTATCTGTGCTTTATATTTATCAACTTGTTTTTTAGAATTTGTAAATGCATTAGTATGTTTACATTCCAATAAAGCTTTATCATCACCTAGTATTAAACCATCAACGTGTGCATACATATGAGGATAATCTTTATGAAAGAAAGTTTCTTGTCTTCCAGTAACTTTTAATCCTGTTTGTTTTTCAAACCATGCAATATTAAATGGTTCTGTATGTACACCCATTTGTACTGGTAATACATCAGATAAATCTACAGGTTCGGCATCGCCTGTTTTTTCTAACCACAATGAATGCCATTCACCATTGTATAATTTGGTAGCATCACTACCACCAATACCTTGTTTTCTATCAAACTCTTTTTTCATTTGTTCTTTCTTGATTAATTGTTTCTTCTGAAATTTCTTTCCAATCCCAAAAATTATTTTCTAAATGATCTTTTAAATCATTTAATTCTTCTTGTTCTACTCCGTTTATTCTTATGACTATTAATTTATTAATCATATAGTTCCTCCTACTTTATAAAAATGTTTAGGGTGCTTTCTTAACTGCATTTGCAACAATGTTTCTAACTTGTAATCCCATAGTTGTTGCACCTTTACGTTTGATTTTTTCCCATTTTTCTTTTTTTTTCTTTTCATGTTCTAACCTCAACCTTTCTATTTCATTAACAAACTTGTAGGGTAGAGTACCTTTCAAGATCATCGTTGCATTGTGATTGTAAACATCGTCATTAAATTCTATTTCTTTATAGAATTTCAATAGCCTCATTCTAAAAGCTTGTTGTCTTATATGAGGTGCTGCGTAGTCTATATTAGACTTCTTCTTTAACTTGAACATCATCATCCTTTACAGTAAATGTATTTTCTTTAGCTTTTTCTAAAAGATCATTTAAAAGTTTTTCTTTAGTTTTAAATTTATCTGTTATTGATTTAGCTTTAGTAAGGTAGTGAACAGCATCTAGTAGTTCTTCTATTGTTTCAGCAATCCATTGGTCTAACGGTCTTTCGTTAGCTTCCATTGTCTTACCAAACTTGTCCATACCTTGTATGTGTCGATCAAGAATTAACTTAACGACTTCATTTACTATAGGATCGTTTGTTATATCACCTGGATTAAGATCTGGGTTGATTGTCATTGTTTTGCACCTTTGGAGTTAATTGTATTGTCATTTGTAGAGCATCTGCCCAACAGCAGAATAACCATCCACTTGGTTTTCGTATGCCACATTCCCATTTGCTAACTAATCCTTTTGCAACTCCCAAAATCTCATCCATCTCTAATTGAGATATATTGAGTTTTTTTCTAGCAGCTACAAATTGTGGAATTAAAGCATTGTGGAATAAAGGGCCTAAAGCTTCATTAGCCATTTATACCTCCATTATTTACTGTTGTTTTTGATAATAATGATGATTTAATTAGAACATTAGTGAACAATAATTTGGGGTAAAAGTTATCGGTAGTAAATATAGCTAGACAATACGGGTATTTTAGTCTATTACTACCGATAATTAATGGCTTTCGACACCAATTAATTATTCTTTCAAACCAAATCAACATAAAAAGACAATACGCACTTATTTACTGTATAATATGGTAAATGTTTCCTATATGTTCTTCCTACTGTGCGTAGTAAAGGTAATATGATAAAAAAATACTACACACAATAGGGCTGCTAGGGCATAAGCTTACTAATTACATTTTATTCTAAAATGTTAACCTAGCTATTAAAGACTTAAACATATGACTATGATGCTTTAAATTCGGCAGCAATATTAATGACTTACATCTGTAAGTTGATGTTTTAGTTCATTAAATACACTAAAATTTCTATCTTGTTTCCAAAGACCTTGCATATTAGCTTTGGAATTAACATGAAATAATATTGTTGTATGATCTAAACCTAATTTATGACCAATAGTTGGCAATGAATTATGAGTTAATTCACGCATTAAATTTATAATCATAGACTTTGGTATAATTATATATTGTTGTCTAGATCTACCTAATATTTCAGTCATTGATATTTTAAAATAATCACAGACAACTTTGCAGGTGTCTTCAAATATATTTGGATTGTTTTTTATTTTAGTGTGAATAGGGGGTACATATTCAATTAAAGGATTTTTGCTTTTTTCACTTTCTTTAAAACCTGCTTCAAATCCTAATTGATATATACGTTGCTCTTTGTCAGATAACAAATCGTAAGCAACTTTTATTGCATATATAAATTTATTTTGATCTAATTTGTTTATGTGTTTTTGATAAAGTTGTTTTATTGTCATACATTTCCTTTTCTTCTTGAAGCTTCTAATGTTCTCCAAACTTCTATTTTCATTTCAGCTGTTCGTCTTTTATTTTTAAGTTCTAACAACTCTAAATTAATAGTATGAAGTTTGTTGATATGGTTTTTATAATTAGGGGATGCATAGAAATCTTCAGTAGCTTTTGATACTGATACTTCTGATCCACTAATAAATATTCCTTTAATATTCTTAAGCATATCTTCACCATATGAAATTTCTGCTTGTAATTTAGAATATGTTTCGTCTGTTGATGCCAAATAAGTTAGCATTTTTTCAATGTCCATTATTTTTCTCCTGTTCTTTCCAATGTTCTTCAGCTAATTCATAAATTGCTGGATCTTCTACATCATGACCACCATGTTGTTCATCATGTTTTTTTAACCAACATGATTTACATAATTTAAATAAATCACTTTGTGCTTCTTTAAAATGTAAAGCAGATTCGTAATAACCCATAAATTCATCTTTAACTGCTGGTAATTCTTCATAAGTATAATTGTAAAAATTATGTACTCTAAATTCATCAGACATACATGTTCTCCCATTGTTTGCTGCTAAGCATATTTGCTACAGCTTTTTCTCTTTTTCTTGATACGTTGTAAATTGATCCTCGAGTGATTGGGTGTGTTGCCCAGTCAGTCGCTGTTTGGTAAACTGCAAAAAGTGTACTGCCGTACCTGTCATTATATTTACACCATAAATTATCCAAATGATTAAGGACAAGAATGCTGTCATGCTCAATATCCAAACCTTTTTTATAAGGCTTGGCAGCGAGTGTTTTTCTAAATAGTTCTGTAACATCTGATGTATTTACCTTTCGTTGTAACATTTTGAACATTTCATTACCTAGATCTTCATGATCTTGTAATCCAGATCTAAACTCTGAAACAGAATATGAAATATCTTTTCTAGAGCTGTGTTTATTGTAAACAGTAAAAGTCCAATCTGGTCTAACCATACCGTTCATGCACCACATATACATTGAAGAAAACATTATTTGTTGGCCCCATTGACCATCAAGTGATGAGTATATTCGTATTTGTGGAATTATTTTTTCTTGTTGACCTTTGTGTTTAAAGGATTCTATTTGAATATCTTTATTCCAAAAGTTAATATCACGTCTATATTTACGACCATTTGCGTACACATGGTCTTGAGTAGTAATTTCAAATTCTTCCCAATTTGGTAATGCTTCTCTAATTACATCGTTAACTTTTTCAGCTAATACTGAATAAGGTCTAACAATATAATCTTCTGAATGAATACCTAAT